CTCTCTGGTGTAATCCGAAAGTATTTCGGCTTGTGGCGGCATCTATCATTGCCTTCACAATCACGAGTGTGAGCACTCTGGGCTGGGGCACTTCACTAGCGGCAGTTGCTGCAATGTGTTGTTGTGTCTCAGTTCGGCCTAACTCAGATGAGGTAGCTATCGTTACGTTGACTAAAGAAGCTCGATCGGCAGCGTCGAATATCAAGACGCATGTCAGTGAGAGAGTTGACAGATTGAAGAATAAAGTGGTGAAGAAGTCCATTTCATCAAAAGTAGCAGCGTGGTTTTATACCCCCACATTGAAGGAATTCGCTGTATTTTCAGTCTGTGTAGGTTTAGTGTTGGTTATGTCGCGGGTATTGCGTAAGTGGTTGCGAAAGCGGACACCGAAGCAAGAAGTGGCAGCTAAGCTAGACCGAATGTGGCAAGTTGTTGATTTCCTGGTAGCAGTGGCAGTGACGCCTGTGTTTTTGAAATACGGGTGGGCTGGAGGATTGCGTATGTTTGGTTATTTTCGACAAATAGCTGTGTACATGCGCACTCTACTAGCTGGTATCTCATTCTTTCATCGCGAGTTAATACAAGGAGACGATTCACCGAAACCAAAGGTGAGAAATCCTGGGATTGGATTTGTGTATGGAGGTGTTGAGGGATCAGGCCAGGCTGACGAGGAAAAACACGCATCAATAGATAAAGAATTAGCAACGGCAGATGCTGATTCTTTGATGGCAACAACTGAGCAAGTAGTGCAGCGTGTAGCGGCACGAATGGAGGATGAGTCATTCCTTAAATCAGTCACTAGTGTGTCGGGGCAAGAGGTAACTGTTACCCAGATGCAGGAAGAGGCGATGAAAGGGTTTGACGCCATCGGTGAGCGTGTGGCAGCTAGTGAAGTGGCTATCCTCGCGCAAGCAGCAATAGACGAGAAAGTGGAAGATTCTAAAACTCGTAGACCCTATATTATCGGGGCGCTGCTCATTATTGTGGTTATAGCAATTATAGCTATGACCTGGTATGTAAATCGGGAAGTAAAAGTGGTTACTCCATTGGTAATTACTGAGAAACCCGTCGTAGCAAAGGAAGGCAAGAAGAAAAAGGCGAAGAAGGGTGAAGAACCTAAATCTGAACGCAAGAACAAGCCTATATGTGCTACGTGGAAATCATCAGGTAAATGCACGACTAGCAATTGTGCTGACTACCACCCACGAACAGAGTGGATAGAGCCTGGTAAATTGTGCACCAACAAACAGTGTGCAGGAGAAGCGCATTGCGGTAAGAAACATCCATATCGTAAACACACAGCAACTCCCAAAGTGGAGAGTGCAGGAGTACATAAATATAATGAGATCTGCACGTGTCTGGATTGTGTGAAGAATGGAGCTAAGGAATTGCCACCTACGGAGCCAGGTATGCTACAGAAAGCTAAAGCTCGGTTTTACCAATTTGTGAAAGACGTCACTGGGCGTCGCGAAGCAAAGCAGGGTGTTATCAAGCGACTGGGTAAACGCTATTGGGTGACGTATGAGGATGAATCAGGACATTATAGTGAAGAATACCCAATCACAGCAAGACGTGCTCGCCAGTTGTTGGAGGAAAACGACGGCAACGTGTTCTGGGCAGATTCTGGTTATGATTCGGATGTGTCGTATCACTCGGATGGCCTGCTAGACGAAGGAGATTGGTATGATCGTTCCGTGTCCCACGCTGTTCGCCGCAGTGCGGCAGCATGGGATGCTCAACGTGAGATGAAGATGACATCTCCTCAGCCTCGTGTCGACCCCTACTCAGTTTGTGAGTTAACTAGTGCAGCAGGATCTTGTCAAGCAGTGTACACTCAAGGGTCTTGGGTGTTTGCCTGGCACGCTGTTGAAAAGCTTACAGATGACGACTTTGTAGTATTCAAGAACCCAACATTGGATCACAAGGTGCAGAAGAAAGATTTGCGCCAAGTAGTGTTGGAGGATAAAGATGGGGTGAAAGTGCCCATCGATCTTGGGACTATACCTAAATATTCAGAGAAGGTAGCTCGTGCGTCACTGAAGGCCAAAGAACCGGTACCAGGTGAGCAGCTCTTTCTGTATTGCACAGAGGGTTCTGGTCGTATGCGTGTTTCACACGGATTATGTCAGGATTTTCTGGACTCACAAAAGGTTCGAGTGGCCCATAAAGTCACCACACAAGATGGGGATTGCACGGGAGCTATGGTAAATGGAGATGGTCGATTGGTGATGTTCCACATCATTGGCACGCCTGATAAGGGTGTTGCAGTTGCGGCCACTCCTGCTGTCATGCAAGCTGTCCAGAAAGCAATTTCGGGAAACTTGTAAGCCCCTTGCCGACTTTGGCTTCGTGGCAGTCTTGGTATGCAAGATACACGAGTAAGACCATTTTTGGCGGGGGGGACAGCTGGCCTAGTTCTCTCGCGGAAAAGCAGCCAAAAGCTGAATATCTGCAGTGGATAACTCATGTCACGCGCGGAGTGTTTAGTAAGGATCGGTTGATATTCAACGATGCCCTTATTGATTGCTTTACTCGTGAGGGCTGGCCCCTACCTCGTAGGTACTTGCCATCAGTGGTGAACACCGAAGCGTGTTACTCCTCGTTTTGGAAGTACAACAAACCTCAACCAAGTCCTCAGCGTTATGCGTGGAAATTATCATACGATTGGATGGAAAGACATTTTCGTCCTCACATGGGGGGTTCGCAAGAATTCCCTCGTGACTTCGTTTTGCGGGAGATGAATATGGATTCATCACCAGGGTATCCCTGGTCATTGACCTATCACACGAAGAAGCTCATGCTAGAGGATGAGCGTATGATGAAAGTACTGCCTGACTACTTTGAGGCATGTGCACTGACATACCCGTGCGACATTGTGCCAATCTGGACATGCTCCGTGAAAGGAGATGAATTGCGTCCTGTTGAAAAGATTATGGCTAATAAATTGCGCACATTCACAGCGTCTCCATTCGAGCATTCAACCGCTCTTAATATGCTGTGTTTGGATATGAACAATAGATTCTATCGTTCAGCCGGGAAAACCTGGTCCTTCGTAGGACGCTCTCTGTTTCGCGGAGAGTGGAATTTGTTGGGCCAGCAGTTGGAGACCCACCCCAACAAGAATGAGGTGGATGGCAAGGAGTACGACAGTTCATTATTTGCGGAAATGTTATGGGATCTCTGTTTCTTCCGCTTCTGTTGTCTCGCACCAGAATATCGTACGGAGAGGAATTGGAATGTTCTGCGGAACCTGTACGACTCAATTATTAACTCTGTATGTGTATTGGATTTGGGAGATCTCATACGGAAGTTTACTGGAAATCCTTCGGGCAGCTCCAACACCATCGTGGATAACACGCTGGCGCTAGCTCGATTATTCTTCTATGCATGGATTGTGATCGCATTCAAACGGATGTGTGAGGTGGGAGACACTATATCACGGTCTGACGATCCGTTAGACCCTTCACAACCCAGACCGACGGTTATGCCAGAGGAGAGTTATGACTATACGTTCATGATGCGTCATGTTGCGGCAGCAATGAATGGCGATGATTTAGACTATAGTGTGTCGGATTTCGTCAATGACTGGTTTACGCCCCAAGCCATAGCAGAAGTGTGGACAGACATTGGCGTTGTCACAGTTGCGGGTCGAACGGTCCACGACCTGACACAACTCTCTTTTTTGTCACATACATTTGTGATGAAAGCTGGGCTATGGCTGCCTAGTCCTGAAACGGATAAGGTATTAGGATCTCTATACGTTGGTTCAAAGCATGATGATGTTCGTTGGCACCTGATGCGCGCGTACGCGTTGCGCACTCAGTCATTTATGAACGATGAGTGTCGTTACAAGATTGAAAAACTGATAGATTATATGCATGCAAACTATCAGGATATGCTGGTTGGCTTTGTCAATGGCATCCCCATGGATAGTATTCGAGCTATGTGGCATTCGGATACTGTTTTGTGGAGGCTGTACACAGGACAAGAGTATGTGCCATCAGTGGATCAAGAGTTCAGATTGAAGAAGCTCGCTCTTTTAGATTTCAGTCATAACGACTACATCAAGCAACAATCTCGACAGAGCTCAGGGCTTATCGTGATACAGCAAATGTCTTCCGACTTGAAGAAGGCTATAGAAGCAATCAAGAAGGTGGATGGTAAAGCCCGCCACGCTTGGCCCGCCAAGCCTGAAGTTTTTAAGAAAAAGCAAGGAAAGCGGAAAAAGAAAGGCGGCAAGAAACACGCGCAACAGCCAGCACCCACAAAGCAATTTTCCAACCAAGAGGTTGCAGTTGTTAAGAAGATGGCGTATAAGGCACTTAGTGTTGCAGATGGTCAGAAATTGTATGCGCGAGCGGCTAGGAATGCTTTCAAGGTGCGAATGCCTCCGTTGGAGCACACACGTGTGCCCATGGAGAAAGTCACGGGTCGATTTGATACGTCAACGGGACCTAATGGCAGCGCCTCATACTTTCTCTTCATTCCAAATCTAAGTATGAAGGGGGGGTTTGAAAGTTACTATCAGCTTAACAGCGCATCAAACTGGGTGGCAGATGCTGCTACCGACGTCTGGAATATCGGCAGCTATCAAAAGCTGTATAGTGAAATGCGCTTCGGGTTGTCAGCCATGGAGGTGTATGTTGAAACGACAAGTGACGTGCTTGCCCCCCAGCTGTATGTGGGGCAGATGCCCTCAAATCTGCAAGATCCAACAGCGTACTATCCAGGACATATGCGCAGTATTTTTGGGGCGACGAAGGTACCCAAGAACTATGCATACATCGCCAACGTGCCTCGCACATCAGCTAGTGATGCATTACTACTGTCCTCGTATGGTTTGAATGCAGGTCGTACGAATGCGGGCAAGCCATTCATCTACGTTTCCAATTGTGGGACAGATGCAACAAAGGTGCGCATTGACGTCCGATTTGTAGTGCAAGCAGAAGCAACCAAGAAAGATGATGCGTCCCAAACGCTACTACCGGCTGATCCCGAAACAGTGGTGGACAATACAAACGCAAATTGGTCTTTAGGTGAAACGATGGACACAGTTAGCAATTTCGTATGGCGAGCATCCTCGGCATTTGAGGCTGTGCCATCAGATTGGAAGGCATCAGCTCTCGGGTTGGCAGCGGACCTCCTGAGTTCTAAGGTGAACCATGTGAAAGCAGCTATGGATGTTAAAGATGAGGATACAGTCTCGGTCACGGTTTATCATGCACGCATGACGTATACTCATGACGAGGTAGCTAACATCATAGCAGACCCACCAACTTGGCGCAAGATGCAAGACGGCATGTCAGAAGCAGATATAGCCAAGTTCATCGCGTTCTCGCATGAAGTCGTTCACAACATTGAGTGTGTTGGTTGTCATACATTGATAGCCGAAGGCAGCTTGTGTAGTGTTTGTGAAGTGACATTAAGGCAATTCCGGGACACACAAGCCAATAATGGTGTGACCTCGGTGGATTCAACCCCTGAACCTGTGACGCGGCAATTGGATGCTTTGCGTATGCAGTTGACTGGCAAAGTGCCCCCCGTGAAAGATCTCAATCGTTTTGGGATCAATCCGACACCTAAGGCAGTGTCATCTATCATTCAGCAATGAGTGGTACGGGGACTTCTGTGCCTATTCTTCCCTCCACCTCATTGGTCGTGAAAGTGGAAGGAGAGGAAATCAAAGTGGAAAAAGAAGACGCTCGATTTTTGAGTACTATCACACCACCAAAACGTAGAGCTCGCCGACGAGTGCATAACACTGTCGGTCAACCATATATCAAACCACCAACAGAAATGAAACGTGGATTGTTTGTGGTGTCTTTGAGTCCCACCAAACGGAAACCAGATCGGCAAATTATCTTGAAGGATGTTGGTGGTATTTACTTACGGGTTTATCTCAGTGAGGAGAATTACTACAAACTCCGTGCTAATCTGGCTGGTAATTTCGAGAAGCATAGTATTTTAGGTAGTTCTTTGGGTCACCATGCACTGCTCAAATTTGCTATGTCTATTGGAAAAGACATTGCGCCTTATGTATCTACGGTACACCATAGTTCCATATCGCGCAAGAAGGGATAAATCATCGCTAGAGTTGAGTGGTTTCATTTTTGTTTTCCATCTTGACAACAGCGTGAAAGGTCGCTAGTTAAGTGTTGGACAATGCTCAAGTGCAGCGTCCCCGACCC